TTACTGTGAGTCGTGTTGTTGCTTCAGCCAATCCACTAGTGCCTGGTTATCGGGCTTCTCGGTCGACAGCGTGTTCCGAAGAGCGCTTGGGTGTCGTGCCGACGTGGGGCGACCAGGGCGAAAGCTGCGCTTCTGCAGCGCCAGGTAGCGCTCATAGCTGATATGGCTGAGGTCAAGGTTGAAGCGCAGCATCTCCACGGTTTTTTGCTTGAGCTCCATGCTGTAGCCGTTGCCGTAGTCCCCTGTTGTTGAGTCATTGATATGCCCCGTCAGCGCTTGAATACGTGGCTGATCTACGCCGGTCTGGCGCAGCTGGTTGACGAAGGTGTGGCGTAGTGAGTGGAAGCTGAGCCCATTGCGGCGTGGGAAACCACACTGTTGTAGGTAGCCGACCCGTTGCGGGTCGCCACAGAACCAGCGCGAGGCGAGGTGACTGTGAGCGCGGCGAATGTCCGCGCGCATTTCGGGAAACAGCAGCTCCTTGCGCGAGGCGGCTTCGGCGCTGCGTTGCGCGACGAACTCCAGAAAGCCTTTCTCGATGAGCACCGAGTGCAGCGGAATGTCCCGTTCACTGCTGGCGTTCTTCAGCAGCTTGTGTGGATGGTTGAGGTTGTGGCGCATGACCCAGATACCACCGGGGCTTTGGCAAATATCCTCCAGGGTGAGTTGGCAGAGTTCGTTGAGCCGGGAACCGGTGAACAACCCGAGTAGGGGGAGCCAGAACTTGTAGCTGTCCATCCGCCAGCGGGGAACGTCGCTGACGGTGTACACCGGGCCATTGAACAGCATCTGTAGCTCTTGCTGCGTATAGGCGCGACGGACGCGGCTGCTCTTCTTCCGGGCGATTTCCTTGAGCCGAACCGGGCCCGCGATGTCGCGGCCGATCCACTCATTGTCGTAGGCGAAGCGAAACATGCCCTTGGCCAGGTCGAAGTACTTCTTCGCCGTTTTGGCGTGAATAGCTTCATAGCCTCCTTGTGCGACCAGGACGTGGATCGGTGTGTCGTTCAGCTCGCTGATCTGTCGGCGGTTGCGGGGGTACATCAGCAGCACAGTGCGCAGGTTGCGAAAGTCTTCGGTGGTGATCGACGCAATGGGGCGCGTAGGCCCCAACAGCTCGCAGACCACCTCTAGGCGTGCGCAGTTGAGAAAGCGCGTGCCTTGATGGGACCACTGGCCGGTCAGCTCCTGCTCGCGCCGGTAGCGCTCCAGCAGTTGATGGACACTCATCTGGCCCTCAGTGCGCTGTTCGCTGCGGGGTTGGAAGCCGCTGTTGAACAGTGCACCGAGGGGATTGGCTGGCGCCGTATCGGCGTGTGCGCTGGGCAGGGTCCAGTTGGGCTCGCGTGTGGAGGTGGGTGCGTCGAGGTGCGTGGGAAGCGGGGGCTGCGGATGGCTACTGTCGGGACGCAAGCGGGCTCGGATCGCTTCCACATGCAGTCGCAGTTCGTGCAGGCTGGGAATGCCGCCGCCAAATTGCTGGCCCTGCTTTACCAGATCGCTCAGCCAGTCGAAGCGCTCCAGCACAAAGCCTGTCTTCAGCACGGCCTCGTGCAGATCCTGAGTGTGCAGGTCGAGGGTCAACTGATCGGGCAGTTGAGGGTAGTGCTCGCGCAGCAGTTGAGGCGTACTGATATCCAGTTGGTGTGCGCCGCCGATTGCCGGATGCAACCGATGGCTCGGCGTGGTGATACCGGCCTGCGCGTCGAGGCGACGGAGGTACTCGTGATCGCGCTCGCGCAAATCCTGTGGGCGCAGTGGCAGCCAGCGCGGGTCATGGTGAAAGTGCAGGCCGTGTTCCGGAAGCAGGTAGCGACGCAGGGCCTCGAGATGGAAGCTGGCCTGGTAGAGGGGCAACCATTCACCGCGATCCAGGCAATGTTGAAGCCGCTCGTTCAGCTCCGCCAGGCCTTGCAGGATGAAGGCGGCACGCTGCTCGCCTTCCTGGGGATTCAGCGTGTGCAGGTCGAACACCTGGGTTTTCAGCATCAGCGGGTACGCGGCTCCGAGCAGCTCCGGCAAGGGGGCCTGCACTGTGAGCTGGTGCTCGTCACGCAACAGAAAGGTCGGCGTCAGGCGCAGTTGTTCGAGGCGTTGACGGCCGACACTGAGGCTCAGGTCTTGGACCGGGCAGGCGACCTGCGAACTCTGGGGGCGCGCTGACGGACTGGGGGCACTCTGGCGACTCAGTGGCGGAATCGAGCCTTGAATCCGCTGGAGCTCCTGCTGCAGGCCTTCGGCGGTCTTGATGTCGCCCAGACGGAAGCGCAAATCGCGAATGCGCCGAGCGAGATTCAGGGCCAGCTCCCGAGCGTCGTCCAGTGGGACGCCGTCGAGCGACCAGCGAATTTCGCGGCCCACGGAGGGAAAGCGTTGTTGCAGGAGGCTAGGCAGGATCAGCCGGAAGGTCAGGCGATCTGCGTGGTCGCGGTACAGGTAATGAGAGAGATGGATCATGGGGTTCAACCTCGTCGTAATTGGAAATTTGCGAGAAATTTCCAGACTCGGTTTGAACCCCTTGATCAGTTAAGTCTTAAAAATCAAAGACTTAACGATTTGATTGGTGGAGCCGGGGGGATTTGAACCCTGCCAAGCGTCTGGATTGCGATGGTATCCAATGGATAGCACCAGTATTTCCGGGGCTTTTACCCATTTCACGTGGGATAGCGTTGGAAAGGGGCGGTAAGCGCTATGGGCATTTTTAGGGCAATTGGCTTCCTAGCTATCAAGCTTTAGATATTGCCGACTTTCAGTGGCTTTTGTGTTTCCAGTCCCTTTAAAGCAGTCAGGGTAGAGCGCGCTTTCGCTCATAATCCCGCCGCTCGGGATGTCTTCGGGCTTCGCTACTCCGCCTGACTTTTGCTCGATCACCATTCTCGCTCCTGTTAGGTTGAGTGCGAACATTGACTTGCGGCAAGTCGGTTCGTCTTTGAATTCGGCGATTTTCTGCGGGTATGGGTCGTTCGCGACTGTCCCTAGCCATAGCGTCCAGATCGGTGCTTCCTCGGCGAGGCATATAGTGCTTGTCAGGGTCAGGGCGATTGCTACAAGTCCTTTCATTCCTATCCTCCGTTCCTTCGGGAAAACCAGCGCCTACCTACTTCCTGAGTGATCGCTATCCCGCGCTTTGATTGGACAAGTTTGTATTGGCCTCGTCGTAGTCCGGGCTTGTCTGTCCTTGATCTGGCATGACGTCGCCGGTTGAGAGCCACCAACGGTAATTCGGGTAGACGCGGCCTAACACTTCTACTTCGTCGGCTCCGACTCTTGCTCTTCCTCTCTTAATGCTCACCCAACGGTTGTAATCCGTCTCACCCGCTCTAGTCAGGGTGTTTAGGTTGCTCATGTTGATCAATATGAGGGCTCTATTAGTGATGCTCATAGCAATAGAAAACTTTCACCTAATGGAGTATGTGCATTCCGGATGCATTGGATTATAGTTTGAACATAGTCATGGACATAGTGAAAATGCAGTCCAACGCTATCCAATCAAGTCCGAATCATAGCTCAGGAAAGGGTCATGGAACTGGAAGGAATCAAGGTTTCCGCAGCTGATCTCAGAGGGGCACCTCCGCTGCTTCCGTGGAAGGAATTCGCGAAGTGGATTGGCATGGGCGAAGACGAGCAAATCGTCTGGGGCTGGGTCAGGAACGGCTACCTCCCTCGCTACAAGATCGGCAACCACGTCATGGTGAATGTCGCTCTGCTGAATCGGCAGTTGCTTGAACAGGGGGTCATCTCATGAGCCTCCGTTACATCGTGGAAATGTCCACCGTCCATGGGCCGAGTTGTCAGCGTCGCTGGCATTGTGTTCATACCGATGTTTCTCGTTCTGCCTGTCAGGGCTGGGTGAATGAGGCTGTCTCCGGCTTCCCGACTGACGCTGAAGCTCCGCGCTCTTGGGGTCTGACCCGCGAACGTGCATTGCAGGGCTATCGCATTCGTGGGGTGCGGTCATGAGCTGGCTGCTAACCATCTGCTCGCTTCTCGTCGGCGTGAGTAGCGGCTTTCTGCTCACCGCCTTTTGCATCCGTGCGTTTTATCGCTGGTTTCCGAGGGGGCGTTATGTCGGTCCTGTCGAAGTACCTGTTTCAGCCGCATCCGAAGGGCTGCACGTGTGTGGTGTGTTGGGTGCATCGGGAGTGCGCAAAGCCTTCCCCGCCTCTCGTGCAGCATTGCCCCGACTGTCGTCCTGCTGGTCGCCCGTTCTTCCGCGATGGGCTGTGGACAGTGACTCCCGCGTACTTCTGCTCGCGGCACGGGCCCAGCGCGAAGCCACCCAAGTATTGGCATGTGATCTACGACTCGGGGCGCCCGACTCCGCATGTGCCGATACGCGAACCCTTTATTGAGGACCTATTCCGATGATCCCCCAACGCAAAGATGCCCCGACCGACAAGGAACGCCGTTTCTACGTAGTGGCTCCCAGCTCCGTTTATCTCGCATTGCAGACCGAAGCGGTGCAGCGCGAATCGGATGTTTGGTCCCTCGGTGGGGCAGTTCTGGAGGCGTGGGTAAAGGCTGGTTGCCCGGACATCAAACCCGATCAGCAAAGCCAGGGCGAATCGCTGTGAACCCGACAAAGCCTGTGCCCCTGATCACTGTTCCGAATTGCCCTGCCCGTCACGTCGCCGTCGGTGCGGACTAGGGAGGGCTGACCGGAGCAGGGGCAAGGGCCGAAGGGCGAAGCGAACCCTTGCCCCTGTGACGGGCAGTCCTACCGTCCGCAGTGACCGATGGCGGCGGGGCGGGTTGGGCAATGGAGGCCCTGCCCAGAGCTAAGCCCGAGGGGGCTTTTGATCTGGCTCTTAAGAAACGCAGGCAGCAAAGACTTCGCGAGAAGAAAACCCCAATCAGCAAACGGGCATCAAGGGATGCAGGGCTGTATGGGGAAAACAACCGAAGCGCTCAGAGAGCGTAAATGCAATGGAGAAACACGATATGGCACGCATGATCATGGAAGCCCCGATTCTCGGCACTCAGTACATCGAGGTGAACGGTGTTGCATACGGCAAGGTGTTCATCGGTGAGGAGCCGGACGGAAAGACTGAACACATCGCCTCGGTGCAGCAGATGAACATCAAGTCCGAGGTGGCTCGCGAGGTCTTCGAATCCGGCCAGCAGTTCAAGCTGGGTCAGGTTGTGCAGTTCACCATCGAGACGGATCGTGGCGGTAAGCAGTCCGTCAAGAACGAAGTGATTCACATCGCGGCGGTAGGTGCCAAGCGCACCGAACAACCGCAATCCCATCAGCAGCCGAAGCCTGCTGCTGAGCCGGCCAAGGCCTGATAAGCGATGAAACGGCCTCTCTGGTATCGCCTCCTGCGTATCGCGATGTACGGCATTCGCGAGCCCTTCTATAGCCCGGCGTTCTGCGTCGTCTTCGGGATGGGGCTGGGGATGGTCTCGATGCTTCTGTCTATCGAAGGCATCGGGCGGGAAATGGATGGGGCGTTTAGCCAGGCGCTGACTGGGGTCGTTCAAGCGTGTCAGGTGGCAGGCAAATGAATTTCGTCGGTTGTGATGGGCAGTGGGCAGTTGCGGACGGAGTGTTGAGCTGTACCGGAACTGTTTACACCTACACAACCGCCGAAATGGCGCAGATGTTCAACGGAGTGTCTGCGGCAACGGGTTTATCGCTAGCGCAGATAGTTGAGTACGGAATCTATTACGGCCTGAGTTATTGGGCAGTGATTTTTATCTACAAACAAATCGCGAAAGTGATCGACCTATAAACCTCTGCAAAGGAAAAACATCATGCATCAATACCAAAGCAAGAAAGAAATGATCAAAGCCGGCATCAAGTCGCTGCCGATGCGTGTCGGTCTGGCTGCTGGTGCTCTGACTCTGGCCTCGTCCTCGTTCGCCGCTGGTGACGACGTGGACGTGACCGGTGTGCTGACTAAGCTGGCTTCCGGTCTGACCGCCATCGGTTCCGTGGCTGTTGCGGCGCTGGGTCTGGTGGTGTTGGTGAAGACCTACAAGTACATCCGTTCTGCGATGTAACTGAAGCCTGACCAACTAAGCCCGGTTTCGCGTAAGCGGGCCGGGCTTTTCTTTGCTCGGAGTTTGGTATGGAAAGGATTAACTCAATTAAGCTTTCTATTTTTTTCTTGTTCTTTATTCTGGCTTTTGCCAATGTTTCGCCAGCATTTGCGACTGAGTATTATTGGATTTCCAGCTTTATTAATACTTCCGTTCATTATCAATCTGCTTCTGCTGCGTGTAATGGTTCGGTTGCGGCTTATAATTCTTCGGGGGGTAGTTATACATATTCTTTTAATTATCTCCGGCGCAATAGTGATACTGATTTTACTTGTTCTATTAATCGTAATTCGTCTGCTGGAATTCAAGGTACTGTTGGTGGTTCTGTGCGCCGTAGTGGTGATGGCTGTCCGGCAGGTCAAACGTATGATGGTGCGAGTGGTGCTTGTCGTTATCCGGCTGATCAGATCGGCCAGGTCTGTGACTCGACGGTGCAAGCCGATGGATTTCCCAAGGTAATTAATGCCGCTGGTGAGTGTGTAATGGCTTCTCGTGCGGATACGCTTGCTTTTTGCAAGTATGGAGCCACTCTCGGTACTAAGTTCATGGATTTCGCTATTGACTTTGATAGCGATGGAAATCCGCAGTCCCCGCCAAGCCCCGAGAAACTAGGTTGTAAAATCGACATTCTTAGTGTTGCTGACTGCAAGCTGCCTGCGCCATCTTGCAAAGGTGGCATCTGTATGCAGCGCATGACTAGCAGATGCAGAGTTGCTGCTAGCTACACTGGTGATCTGGCCGGCAATGGCGGCTCAATGTCAATTGGGAATCCGCAAACTGGTACTGAGGGTGTTTGTGCGGACGGGATGGATTGTAGTCCTCCGGATCAGCCTGATGTAAAAGAAGATAAACAGTGCAATTACACAACTGATGCCGAGGGCAGAAAGGTTTGTGATTCGCGGCAGTTTAATGGTGATGCTGGATCGATGAGCTGCGGTGATGTGAATGGTGCATTTACGTGCGTAACAAAAGCCCCTACTGCTAACGGCATTGATATAAGTACTAAGATAGACACTAAGTCTAACTCTGACGGTTCAACTACTTCGACAAAAACTGATGTTGCCACTAAGTATGATTGTTCGTCGGGCGGATATTCAAATTGTAAAGTGACGACTACTACCACTACCACCACTACTACTAAGAATTCTGCTGGTGAGGTCATGGGGAGTAATTCGCAAACTACCTGTAAGGGGGATAGTTGCGGTGGCGGCTCTACTTCCGGGGGCGGTGGCGGGAATAATGGTAAAGGTGACGACACGACTAACTGCGACCCGGCAACCGATCCCAAGGCCTGCGAAGGTGGCTCTACTGATGGTGGCGGTAAGAAGTGCGACGCCCCTATTCAATGTGATGGCGACGCTGTTATGTGCGCCATTCTCCAGCAGCAGCACAAAGACACTTGTGAGCTGATGGCTGAGCCTTCCGATGAAGAGAAGTCGAAGTTTGAGCAAGATAAAGCTTCTGAGATTGCCAAACTCGATGCCTTGCAGGAAGACCTCGATCAGAAAGCATCAGGGCTTTTTGCTGACTTCAAAGTGAAAGCCTCTGGTGGTCAATACGCGGGGCAATGTTTGTCCGATAAAGAAGTGGACATTATGGGCACGTCCTTTACGTTCCCATTCTCTAAAGCCTGTCCATATCTCTATCTACTTCGTTACGCAATCATCGCCATGGCCTATCTGGCTGCGGCTCGTATTGTTTCGCGCGGAATCTAAGGAGGCTCGATATGTGGGGCATTCTGGTTCAAGCAATTATTGCGGCCGCTGGTTATTTATTGCCTCGGCTTCTCGCTGCAATTGGTGTTGTTGTGTTCTCTGAAACGGCAGTTCAACCAATTCTTGATTGGTTGCAAGGGCAGATTGTTAGTCAGCTCTCTGGTTCTGCTGAGTTTATGGGCTTTCTTCAGTTCATGGGTGTGCAGGATGCAATAGGCATCATTTTTAGCGCCTATGGCGTTTTGTTGGGTATGACGGCTGCTAAAGCGGCTTTCTCCAAGTCTGCGGCGAAAGGTGGTTAATCATGCAAACGCTTGTAACTGGTAAACCCGGCGCTGGTAAAACCTCCAATGAACTTTGGAAGTTTCTTCATGATAAGGAATATCACGGGCGTCCGAAGTTTTGCACGCCCATCAAAGGGTTCGAAGCGGAAAAGCACGGTGTAACGGAAATTCCTGATCTCAAGAACTGGCGGGAGCTTCCCGAGGGTTCTGCGATCTTTGTGGATGAGGTGCAGGACTATTTGGGGCCACGTAGTGGTAAGGAGGTCCCTGAATGGATTCGGGAGTTCGCCCGCCATCGCCACTACGGCATGGATTTCATTTTCACCACGCAGAGCCCCCTGTTCCTCGATCCGTTCGTGCGCAAGCTCTGTCAGCGTCACGTCCACTACAACCGCCCATGGAACATGCGCAAGTCGTCGCGTCGCACGTGGGAAACGGTGCAGAACGATCCCGAGTCGAAAACGGCGAAGAAGGAATCTCAGGCGTCGGTGGTGTCGGCCAATCCGAAGGTGTTTGAGCTGTACACCTCCACCGTGCTCGACACGCACAAGCCTAGGCCGCCGTGGAAGCTGATTATCGGTGCTTTGGTGGCGATGGCCATGCTGGGCGGTGGGGTCATTCTGGCAAAGCATTACCTCGGCAACCTTGAGCGCTCAGAGGATGCGAACAAGGTTGAGCCAGCATTCTCTACCGATGTGAACCCGACACCGAAAGACTCTGGCGGCTTTACCTCTGGCATTGGTAAGTCGGTATCGGGTGATAGCGTTGCCTGGAATCTTGAAACGGTGCAGCCGCGCATTCCGGGGATGCCGTGGACAGCTCCGGTCTATGACCAGCTGACAAAGCCCACTGACTTCCCGCGTATCGCTGGCTGCATCCGATTTCAGACCGGTCCGTGTCGCTGCTTTACCCAACAGGGAACACCTATCGCCATGGGTCAGCAAGCCTGCCTAGCGAACATCAAAGAAGGCATGTTCGATCCGTGGAAGTCGGGGCGGCGACAACTTGCCCAGCAAGCCACCGCGCAGGCCCCAGCGCAGCCCACAAAGCTCTTTGAAGAGCCCGCCACTACCCCGGCAGTGTCCGTCAATGTGGTGGCCGATACCGAGTATTCCTCGCGTCCGTGGCGTTCGAAGAATTCCGGCGCTTCCGCCACCTATGTCCAGTCGAGCGGCGGATTTGACTATGTGCCGCGATAGGAAAACGGGGTCCCTTTCGATCCGTGGGTGCGAATTGCTGAGGCACGAAGCAACCGCACCCACGGATTGGAAGGGGCCGGGCTGACGTTCCTGTAACACGTCATAAATAAAGAACTTCGACAGGACATAAGTGGATAGGAATGGATATGAAAAAGGCAGTTGATCAGGTTCGCTTGGATGTAGAGACAGCGCTCGAAGACCCTCGCGGTCGGCTCTTCATTGATCCCATCTCGGCGGCGCTCACGGACCTTTCCGGCGTGCGCCTTCTGCGTTGTGGCGTGGATACCGTACGCCAGCTTTACCGGGGCATGGTGCGTCCTGACGTTCTTTGCTTGTTCGAAGAGCCGGGGATGGTGGATTTCGCTGGTTTCCGCTGGCACTCCGGTCGCGTCGGTCGTGATAGCGGGTATCAGTACAAACTCCAGAATGCTGATCTCGGGTTGGTCCTGCTGGTGAAGAACTTCAACAGCAAGCTGGATGCGATTGGTCCTCACCTCAAGATCGAAGTCAGTCCGCATACCATCGAGAGCATGACTCACGAAGAGCTGCAAAAGCTCATGGATAGCTTGGCGCGTGAGGTGCTGATTCACATGGAGCGTAATCAGTGTGCTGTCCATCTTGCGCTTGATGTGCAGGGTTGGGTGCCATCGCATGACCTCTCGTACCGCATGTTCTGTAAGGCGCGTAAGCAGCGTGATATCAGCGGTATCAGTGAGGTGTCATGGGCATCTAAGGCTGCTGTCTATGGTCGTGGCGAGACTTTCATGTTCGGGTCTGTCAGTGGTGCTCAGCTGGCGATTTACAACAAAACTGAGCAGGCGAAGGCCATTGATAAGCTGGACTATTGGGAATCCGTGTGGACCCGCTCCGATAATCCGTTCGATGACGAAGACCCGGCCAATTATCAGCCCGATCAGGACGTGTGGCGGATAGAGCTGCGTTTCCATCACTCGGTGGTGCAGCAGTTCGCAGAAGGCTCGGCTAGCACGGCTACTGGTGACTACATCTCGACCGACTCCTATGCCGACCTTGTGCCCCATCTGGATGGGTTGTGGTTCTACGGTGTGTCCCTGTTCCGTCTGCTGTCCCGTCCGGGCGTCTACGATGCGTTTTGGTCGCTGATTCGTATGGATGTAAGGGTATCGGTGCCTGCCCCCTCTCTGCTCGATCAGACGCATTACAAGCGCTACTACAAGACCTCTCGCGGCTTCTCCGGTAAGAACGTCGATCTCTTCATGGGCAATTTCATTTCACTGCTGGCTCGGGAGCGCGTTGGGGCAAAAAAGGCCATGGCCAGACTTCAGGAATGGGAATGCTGGCCCGTTATTCGCGACCACTACGCCGCAAAGGGAAAGGACGCGGACGCGATTTATAAGCACGTGAAGGACCTCCTTGAAGAGCGAAGTGTTCGATGGGGGAGGGCCGTCTGATGGCAGTCACGAAGCAAGATGATGGGCGGTGGAAGGTAGACGTCCGCGTATCTCCGGTGAAGCGGTTCCGTAAGACCTTCAAGACGAAGGGTGAGGCGTTGCGCTTTGAATCGCACGTCCAAGGTAAAGCGGCGCAGTCGAAGGAATGGGCCGAAAAGGGTCCGGATCGCCGCCGACTCTCTGAGCTGGTCACGCTCTGGTATGACCTTCACGGCCATATGCTCAAGGACGGTGAACGTCGCCGGTCCAAGCTCGATGCGTTGGCTATTCGCCTGGGCGATCCGGTGGCCTCTACGCTCAAGCCTCAGGTGTATGCGCATGATCGCCGTGTGCGTAATGAGGGCGGCACGTCACCTAAGACGCTCAATAATGAGCTTGGGTATCTGCGGGCGGTCTATAACGAATTGAAGGGGCTTGGCGAAGTTCTGTATGCCAATCCCTTGGAGCTGGTGAAGCCCTTCCGTATCGAAGAGCGGGAGCTGTCTTGGCTGGACGATGGCGAGGTGGACCAACTGCTCGATGCTATTCGTGGTGGCTGTGATAACCCGCACGTGCTGCCCATCGTGTTGATCTGTCTCGCGACTGGTGCTCGATGGTCTGAAGCGGAAGGCCTGCGGCCTGGAAGGTTGCGTGACTGCACCGTGACGTATTCGCAGACGAAGTCCTCAAGGGTTAGGTCTGTTCCGATCTCTGCCGACCTCGATGCGTTCCTACGCGAGCATTGGAAACGGCACGGCCAGTTCACTCCGGCGATCACTTCTTTCCGGCGTGCTCTTGACCGTTCGGGTATCGCGTTACCCAAAGGTCAGGCGAGTCATGCTCTTCGGCATACGTTCGCTAGCCGGTTTATGCAGAAGGGCGGGAACATCCTCACACTGCAGAAAATTCTCGGTCACTCCAGCCTTGCCATGACCATGCGGTATGCGCACCTCGCACCTGAACATCTGGTGGAAGCGGTTCGGCTTAACCCGTTAGCTGGTAGGGCAATTTTTGGGCAAGGGCATGCCCTAGAAAGCAAAAACCCTTGA